CTGAATATTGTTGTATACTCATTGCATCATCATAATCTGTGCTTGTTGCAGGGTCTATACTGAAAACATTATACTCTCTTCTATCACAAATTGATGGAAAGCGTTCCATAATGATATCGGTATATTCGTCCTCTGTTCTACTTTTGTATTGCTTTATCGCATCCTTCATAAATGTAGTTATTGACGAATTCAGACTTTTACAGTAAAGCTGATACTCATAGAAATTCGCCAGCTTGTCAACTCCACCTATTTTAGTTATCATTGTTCCTACAGGATGCTTTCCATCCCAATTGTCAAAGCTGAATATTGCATACTCATTCACCGGTTTTTTGGAAAAATCGCAGTTTTTGAAATTCAGAGGTATCAAGAAAGATGGCAATCTACTATCATCTGGTAGACATCTATAGTATTTCTTGTTCTTATGTTTTCCATAGCTGACATTGTCAGAAAGAACCAATACGCCTGATATGTGCTTAGCACTACGAAGTGATGATACCATAACTTTGACATTACTTCCATCGTATTCAATGATGTCGTTATGAAATAGCTTCAACGCTACAGGATCTATCGGCAGACTCTCACCTATCATTGTAGTTTGGTTTATATAGTCATACGCCCGATAGTTTCTGTCTCCTATCTGGACCTTGAACATTTAAATGTATAATATAAATTAATATGTATATCAATTTTATATTATATCAACTGTATCTATCGTCTCTTACATCTGTTCTTTTTCGCACTATTTCTCATTTTTCTTTTGCGTGTGATTTTATCTGATCTACGACTCTTGACTTGATGTCTTCCACCCATCTGTTTAACCTCGGACATAAATCTTGCTGCCATTTTTTGTGATATCCTGCTACCTAATCTGTATTTTGAATATTTGATTTTTTTCTTCTTTGCAGTCTTTTTAACCGTCGGTTTGCGTGAACGTTCTGTTTTAGAACGATTTAATTCTTTCTCCGTTCTATACTTAAGAGAGGGTAGCATAGGTTTATAACTTTCTGTTTTGCCCTCACTTTTCTCAGAAGATGTCGTTTCATCTCGCGATTCAGATAAATCCCCTTCTGACTCCTCTGTGATCCGGGTAAGAGCTGGTCTGTCACCTTCACGCATTCGTAACCTTGGTTCAGTTCCTACATAAAGAAACTCACTACCATGACTCGGAGTAACTGACGCCATGAGAGGCTTAGTTACCGAACTATGTGGCGTATACTGCCTTGGCAGCAAGAACTTACTTATTTGTTTAGCCTTATTCTCGCTTTTTTTATTATCGCTTTCTGATTGATCTGGCTTAGGACTTTGCGTTATATCTTCTGTTGCATAAACGTTGCATGTGGTGTCTGCTATTGTATATAGTATTGACTTGTCGTTCTCTCTCAGCCCAATTATTTCTGCAGATATTTCTTTTGCCTTATCAATTATTTCAGACAGCTTTAGCTCATCATCGTTTACAACGAATGCATTAAACTCATTACTTAATTTGTTATTAGGCGTATTATCATTCGGCTCAATTAATGCATTGTTCAAATATACCGCAGAGAATCTGTGACCCTTACCTGTAACGTCTTCACCTATTTCTTCTTGTTGCTTATGACCACGCGAATATATAGCCTTTAAAATGTTTCTTACAGTTGTAGTTACCTTTTCAGGATGATTATTATCTCTCTCTTGGATGATGATTACAATTCCAGGGCGAGATATTTCATCCGATCGTCCTTCCATGTTGATAACCTTGTCTATTTTCTTGGCAGGACCTACCTTTGCGATCGTAGTTCTATGTTTTACCTTTGTTTCATCCTCAAACTTATAAGTTCCAATAAGGTAATCTTCATTTGCATCAAAGTCAATCCTTCCGCCATCTTCAAGCCATCTTGCTTCAGTATTCCAGTTGCTGATTATGGATAATAGCTTCTCATCATACTCACTTACTTGCAAACTACAGTTCCCTACTTCTTGTCCTATATAAATCTCTCTATCGCTAAGTTTAATCTCATTCATATCTTCGCTATCTGCTCTCCCGTGAGCAGTGATATAGATTCCTACCATATACTTTATCTGTTTACGAACTGAAGGCATTATATATTGACATTAGAATATATGTTTCTCTTTTTATTATAATTTCTAAATAATAATGTTATACTAATATAACGTTATTAATGAATCTATTATATAATCTACCCAACGAGCTAATTGAATATATATTTTGTATCATACATAAAAATAATTATTCGTTCGTCATGAAAGAGCTAACAGACCGCACCATACTAAGAAACAGCGAAAAAATAAATGAAATTGTTGAGAATTTCGTCGAACAACTTATCGAAGATGTACTTAACAATATTAATCAACAGTTATGATTCGGACTCCTTAACTTCCTGCGTAGCGGTTTCATTTGCTTTTGTTATTTCTTTATTTGCATCAATTGGCTTAATGCTATCAAATTTCCTCACTACCTGATGTTTTATGTTCTGATTTTGCAACATGTGCATAAATATATCTGGAGAGATTGCAATATTATTCATGTACGTTTTATATTTCATCGTTATCAAAGAACTGTTATCTCCAAACTTAATACTATACCACCAATAAGCTGGTATAAATACGACTTCACCTTTTTTCAATGTTATTTCTAAAAACTTCATCTTGTTCATATCCGCTTTGTATTTCGGATCAGGGTTCCAGGGATTAATCGCTGATCTAAACTCAAAATTATCATAATCTTTTATGGGATACAAATACTTTTTGTTTGATGGCGGTGTCAGCTTTATTGTCACTTCACCTTGTGTAGCAATATAATAATTTCTGTAATTTAAATTGTATCTCAATGGTGTAGTTGTTTCAGAAGATCCAGACATCATATCATAATTGCAATTAGATACAAGATACGGTCTAAAGAATTCATCATGATACTTATAATGCTTTACAAGTCCTGTCTCTTCAAGAAAATCCGAATTCTTTTCAGTAAAGTAGACACTATCGTTGTCACTATCAAATAGTTTTTTTGTCGCTTCTAAGGTTAACGGTATATACAGTTCTTCCTTATTGTCATCATTTACGTTTCTTACTTTGACATCAAATGCACTATGGCTACTGTGCATAGAGTCAAAACTGCAATTATCTAACAAGTAATCGTTATCTAACTTGAATATCACAGGCTGTCTCAAATCACATATTTCCTCCAACTTTTCCTTTGATGGTTCGTCTATTTCATAAATCTCTAAATCATCGCTGGTTTTGATATGATAGAAAATATGCAAATAAAAAAATAATATTAGGCAAAATACCAAAAATGCTACAATGTTCTTCATCCTAATAAAATTTTAGACTAATATTTCTCTATTTATACTCATTATTTCTTCGCTCACTCTGTATCATCAAACTTCGGAGCAAGATACAATCTTAGGTGACACTCATTCTCCAAATTATAGTCCATCCTAAGCGGGTAGTCATTACTAAGATTAAGAACTCCTTCATCAGTCAACTTATAGAACTGACATACTCGTTTCAACAAATTTACTGCAAACGTAACAGATACAGTTGCATCCTCATCCATCAGGAATTCATTCAAATCTTCTAAAGGTATGTCAACCTCCATTGTTCCTGTATCACCTTGAACATCAAACTTGATCTCTTCTTCAGAGCATGTAATATTAACTGTGTCATGAAATAGTGCGAACTGATCAATGAGCTTACTAATCTTTCTCGTAGGAATATTAATCTCCGCTGAATACTCGAACTCTGGGATAGTAAGTTCTTGAACAGTGTTATCCAAAAGACTCATCTTAAATTGTTTATTGAACTCTGTCTTGTGATCACTCTTAAACTTTATATGTAGAAAGTCATCATTTTTAGTTGAGATCTCAATACTTTGATTCTCCTCGCGGATATTCAAGACTTTGTGCATGTTCGAAGTATTCAAGCATATAAATTCTTGATCATTTCCTTGATCAAAACTAAATTCGGTGAACCATTCCTTTTTCAAGACTAGCTCAAACATGCAGACATGACTTGAGTCCATACCCTGAACATAAACCTTTTCACAACTGAATCTCATCGCAATTTCATTTGCAATTTGCGTAAGATTCTGAAAAATCGTGCCAAATTGGTCAGACTTCTTTGCGTCGTTGATCAACAACTTCATTTAATAGTAGTATTAAATGAAATATTATTTTCAATTATTTGACTAATTATCGCCGTTATGGTTCTTTTTTCCTTTGCCCTTCGTCTGTTCTGCCTTCATTTGCGCTAATTCATTCTGCAGTTGCATTATGACCGATCTAAGCTTTGTTACGTCACCCTCAAGCTTACTTATTTTTTTTGCAGATTCAGAGTCCTCATCTGATTCTCTATTTTCTTTCGCTTGTGCTACAAGAGCAATGACTTCATCTTTTGTTGCTGCGCTGTGTATCAGGTCGTTAACCTGTCTTGATAACTGGGTAACATCAGACTTAATATCTGGTCCTATCCCATTCGCGGCAGAAATCGTTGTTACTTTCGCATTTAACGAGTCATAATTATCTGCCATAGTTTTCAAAAAGCCATCGCACTCATCCCAGTGTGCATCGTGTTCCACTTGAGCCGTTCTCAAGGCATCTATCTGTCTATCATGTAGAAGAACTAGTGACTCTACTGTAACAGCTGGCTTACTCATATTACTTTTTCCATTTACCGTATTGTTACTCTGATTTGCCACATTCTTGGCACCTCCAGCTCTTCTACGATGTGCTGCTGCTAATGCTGCTCCACTACTCATTTATAAACACTATAGTATTATATTTTTATATTATTTGCGCATTTCCATTTTAATCTGCGAATGACTATTGTAGTTACATAGTTCAAAATCATCTACTTTATAATCTTCAATCCTCACTCTATCACGTTTCTTTATTTTCAGCGTAGGGAACTCTATCGGTTCATTATCTACTTGCCTAGATAATGGCTCTATGTGGTCATCATATATATGTGCATTTCCTAAATGATAGACAAAATCTCCTACCTCCAGATCACAAAAATCTGCTAAAATATATGTCAAGAAACTATATGATGCTATGTTAAATGGCACACCCAATCCTATATCACCGCTGCGCTGATATAATGCACATGATAACTTATTTCCCACAACATTAAAGTGCATCAAAACATGACACGGTGGAAGAGCCATCTTGTCTATCTGACAAGGATTCCATGCCGAGACTATGAGTCTTCTTGAATATCTCTCTACTGGATCCTTTAGTGCATTAATGACATATTGAAGCTGATCCACTCCCTTTCCACTATAATCTGTATTACAATCCTGATACTCAGCATTAAAGAATCTCCACTGATGCCCGTAG